ACATGATTATGGTTTACCGGAGTGGCAAGGTGAAGAAGATGCGAAGTTATTAGTATACGCAGAACAAGGTTTAGGCGATCAACTAGCATTTATGAGTGCGTGTCCTATTAAACCTACCCAATTAAATTGTAATAAAAAATTAGAAACATTATTTAAAAAAACCTTTCCTAATACCCAGGTATTTGGCAAACAATTTGATAAACAGGTAAATGAACCGATTATTGCAACGCATCAAACGTCTATGGCGACGATGATGCAATGGTCAGAAATGAAACCTAGAGGAGCATATTTACAATTAGTTCCAGAAAAAATAGCTATGTGGAAAGGTTTATTATCGACATTAAAAGAAAAAATAAATATTGGCATAGCGTGGACAGGAGGCATGGCCGGTTCTGATGGTTGGAGAAATCGAAAATTAGAACTTGAACAACTATTACCAATATTAGAATTACCAGTAAATTTTATATCCTTACAATATAAAGATTATTCTGATGACATTTTAGAATTATTAAAAACACGCGGAATAAAAATACATGATTTTCCGTGGGGAACCATGTCTCCAGATTATGAAGATACAGCGTCATTAGTAACTTGTTTAGATGCTGTAGTATGTGTACCAACTACTGCCTATCATTTAGCCGGAGCATTAGGAAAACCCGCATTTGTAATAGTGCATGATAATCCGCATTGGCATGAAGGAGTCGAAGGTGATTGTCCGTGGTGGGAAACGGTAGAATTTTATCGACGACCACAATTAGGCGTAGAAGGGGCAATTAAAGCAGTTAGAAATCGGATTCGGGGTAAATTTTTACAGGATTAATTATGAGAATATACATAGGGGTAGATCCAAGACAACCAGTAGCGTATAACGTATTGCATTGGTCAATAGTGCGTAGATCATCAAAACCGGTAGCAATAGTGCCATTGGTATTACCATCTTTGCCAATAACCAGAACTGGACTAACCGATTTTACTTACAGTCGATATTTATGTCCTGCATTAAGTGGATATCAGGGTATTTCAGTATTTTTAGATGCTGATATGTTAGTGTTAGGAGATATACAAGAGTTACAATCGTTTGTTAATGGTCAACATTCAGTATATGTGCGTAAAAGCGAAAATCAATTTGAATGGCCATCATTAATGGTATTTGACAATGCAAAATGCCAACAATTAACAACCGAATATATAGAAGATCAAACGAGTAACCCACAATCATTCGAATGGGCAGAATCAGTAGGTGATTTACCTAAAGAATGGAATTTTTGTGTTGGTTATGAAAAAACAGATGAAATCCCGAAATTAGTACATTATACTGCGGGGATACCGGATTTTTCGGAAACTAAACATTTAGACTATGCAGGAGAATGGTTAGCAGAAAAAGAATCAATGACAAGTAATTGCAGTTGGTTAGAGCTAATGGGCGATTCGGTTCATGCAGATTTAGTGCTTCAAGGAATACAGGAGCGTAAAAAAACATGGCAATTACGACATACGCAGAACTCAAAACAGCAATCGCAAACTGGACAGCCAGAAGCGACTTAACTACTTATTTAGATGAGTTTATTGATTTAGCTGAAACGTATATTAAACGTGATCCGGCACACCCAGACAGCCCAGAGATAGGCGGTGTTCGTGGGAATATACAACGAGCAACAGGCACATTATCAACCAGTGCAGCTACTTTAGCTTTACCTACAGATTTTTTAGAAGGGTATAGATTAAATTTAACATCAGATGCAGATTTTGTGGTGTTAAGATATGTAGCCCCTACGCAACTATCATTACACCATAGGTCAGGTACGGGTAGACCATCATTTTATACCATATCCGATGTTATAGAATTTGATGTTAAACCAGATAGTGCATATCCATACGAATTGTCTTATTACCCTCAAGTAACCGCATTATCAGATAGTAATACTAGTAATTTTGTATTAACTGGTTATCCAGATGTATATTTAAGTGCGTCTTTATTTCATGCGTTTCGTTTTATTCAAGATGAGCAATCGGCGGCAAGCTGGTTAAACCAATATAAAACGTCTGCGTGGACAGCATCAGAAACATATCGAAGACCCAGGGCATCTCAAGGTTCAGTAGGTATTAAAACAGATTCGGCGAATCCATAATGCCAGTAGCTACTTACACATTTGGTGATTTTCGACCTGATTTACCGGATATAGGAACAAAAGGGGTAACATTAGCTAAAAATGTTGTGCCTAATGAAAGTTCTTATTTGCCCTTTAAAGGTATGTCTATTGATACAACAGCATTAACGGCATATGCGAGAGGAGCCGTTGCACTATCGGATAAAGATGGCAATACAGAAATGTATTGTGGTGATGCAACGAAGTTATACCGATTAGTCAATTCTGGTGGTGTATTAACTTGGACAAGTGTAGGCGGTTCGACTTATGCAACAGGTGATGAAAATTATTGGCAGTTTATTAAATGGGGCGAAAAAGTTATAGCTACTAATCGTGACAATAATATTCAGATAGCTACTTTTGGTGGTGGTACATTTGGTGATTTAAGTGGTAGCCCACCCAAAGCAAAACAAATAGGCGTAGTAAGGGGATTTATTGTTTTAGGGGATATAGATAGCGGAACTGAATATGTAAGCCGATTGCAATGGAGTGGACTAGAAAATGAAACGTCGTGGGGAACTATTCCTACTACCCAATCAGATTTTCAAGAGTTAGTAGGTGATGGCGGTAAAATAATGGCTATTGCTGGTGGAGATATTGGTGTTGTATTTCAAGAACGCAGTATTTGGGAAATGGAATATGTAGGTACACCATTAGTATTTCGCATTAAAGAAACATCAGTAGGTATGGGAACTGCGGCTTCTAAAAGTGTAATTCGATACGGTAATTCAGTATTTTTTCTTTCACAAGATGGTTTTATGCGATATGACATTGGTGGTGGTTTAACGCCTATTGGTGATAAACGTATTGATCAATGGTTTTTTGAAAGAGCAAATAACCTTAAATATCATAGAATTACAGGTATTATTGACGTACCTAATGCAAAAGCTATGTGGAGTTATTGTAACGGTGATGGCGATCCAGATGAAATATTAATTTATGATTGGAAAACAAATAACTGGAGTTATGCAGAAGTAAGCCATGAAATGATATTTGGAGGGCGTGGTGTAGGATATACGCTTGATGGACTAGATGCGGTATCTACATCATTAGATGCACTGCCAGCTTCATTAGATGCAGATATTTGGAAAGGTGGGCAGTTAGCCGCTTATGTATTTAATACGGAGCATAAATCGGGAACTTTTGGTGGGAGTGCATTAACAGCCAGATTAGAAACTGGTGAAATTATGGGCGAAGATATGGATATGTTATTTCTTGATAGAGTGCGTCCATTAGTAGAAGGTGCAACAGCAACTAATACAGTATTTATGGCGACTAGAAATACATTAAATACAGATTTTACCTATGGTTCTGGTGTAACTGAAAATACAATCGGCGAACATAATTTTAGAGTACCAGCAAGATACATTAGATTACGTTTAGATATTGCTAATGGATTTGAAAAAGCAGTCGGTGTACGAGCTAATATTAAATCAGGGGGCATTAGATAATGACACCCGAAGAAAAACAACAAGCATTATATGATTTAAACCCATTTTTAGTTGGGTATAGTTCTAATAACATTAGTAATATTCCTGATGTGTCTCCACGGCAAACTGGCCAGAGAATAGATACTGGTCGTGGTTCTTATTATCATGTTAATGCAGACGGTGACATTGATCGAAGCCAAGAACATTTTGTTAGTGCAAAAGATATTCCATTTGATCAACCTGGGTGGGTAACTTCTTTTTACGGATGGAATGAAAATCCAGAACAAATATGGTCGAACATTAATAAATGGACGACAGAACAGAACCCAAACGAAAAAAACCGAGAAAACTTTAATACTGATATTCGAGCTTATGCTTCCCAATCTGGAGAAGCATCAATGCGTGAACAACAACAGTTATTAAATACGTTTTTAGATACTGGAAAAGTACCTGACGATTTGCGTTCAGGTTTTGCTATTGACGCATTAGATTATGCGTTTAGAGAAATGGGTCGAGATCAACAACGTAAATCCCCTGGGTTAATAAGTAATTTTGTTAATGCTTTTAATCCGGTTCGTATGCTTCAAACAGGATGGGAACAAGAAGCAGTAAGAGTAGCGGGAGAAGGTATTCGTGGAGGACGCGATTACAAGTATGATGAAAGTTATTGGGAATTAGATGGAGAACAAATAGTTGCTCCAACTCAAGGACAAAATGTAGAACGCAATGAAACAGAAGCAGAACGATTATTTAGGGAAATTTTTGAACGTTCTCAAGATTATCAAACAGCATTAAATTTATTTCGTAGTTTATATCCTCAATATAGTGAGATGACTCCATCAGCACCTACGACTAGCCCAGGTCAAACTAACACAGGCACAGAGGCAGAAACAGGTACAGAGGCAAGAACAAGTACAGAAACAGATAATAGAAAAGATGCAGCAAAAGACATTATTAAGATGGGGTTATTAAACGAAGCATTAAAACCTTCAAAAACACCCCAAAACAACGGAATATTTCCTACGTTTGAAGATCCTACGTTGCCAACAAGAAGAACAGGTTTTGGTGCAATTTCTCCATTAAGTAACAATGCGTTAGCACCGAGTACGACGGCTGTATTAAATAATCCTTTTGTAAACCCAGTTATACCAAGGCAACAAGCAAGAGTAAATTTACCATTAAATAATAGGATGTATAAAGAAAATCCGTTTAAAAAGGCATTTAGAGGTGTAAAGAATTTTTTTAATAAACCGTATAATCCAAGCGTTAAAAGCCCTAGAAAAGCCAGTGGATTAAGTATGTTGGAAAGAGAATATGATTTTGCACCAGAATTTCGTGGTAGCGGACTTAGGCCAATAACAGAGTTTGGAACAAGAACAAAACCTTCTATTAGCCCATTAACAAGGGGCGATAGAAATCCTTTTAAATCATATAATGATCGTATGTTACAAGAATTTGTGAGGACATTGTAATGGCAGATGAAGAAATTATAACCACTAGAAGTACCCCGTATTTTTCTGAAGATTTAGATTATATTGCTGATGAGGCAGAGCGTCTTTACAGAGAAGGTGGGGTAGACACTTACGGTAAAACATTGTTACCAGATATGTCTCCAGAAAGACGAGATGCGTATGACATGATGGAATCAATAGCGAGAGGTGGCGGTGGTGTATCGGATGCTGCTACATCTATGTTATCAGATACGTTAAGTGGCCAATATTTATCGCCAGAAACTAATCCATATTTAAAAGGAATGTATGATGATGCTAGTGCTGCTTTAGGCGAAGCATTTCGCAGAGAAACTATTCCTGGGTTAGCTGCACAATTTGCTAGTGGTGGTCGATATGGTTCGGGGATGATGACAGAAATGTTAGGCCGTGGGCAAGAAGCAGTAGCAGATAGTATGGGCGAATTAGCTAATAAATTATATGGTGGTGCATACGAATCCGAACGAGATCGTATGTTAAAAGGATTGGGATATGTTCCAGAAGTAGAAAAATCACGATATTTTGATGCGGATAGATTAGCTGATGTAGGGTCTAACATGGAAATGTTTCAAAGAGAACAGTTAGCAGATGAATATGATATGTTTATGCGAGAACAGTTAAATCCTTATGAAAATCTATCACGATATCTAAATGTAGTAGGTGGAGATTTTGGAGGTGATGTATCACGCACTGAGCCAGGGTTAAGTGATTTTGAAAAAGCATTAGGATATGCCGGTGAAGTAGCTGGAATAGGTGCAGATATTAGAGATATTTTTCGATAGTAATTAGTAAAGAGAATAGAGGTTAGTCATGGCAGAAATACGAGATTATTCTGTAACAGCAGACGATAATAATGCCGCAAGTCCAAATGGCATGGCTAATGGCTGTGCCCCATCGACGGTAAATGATACATGGCGAGAAGGCATTGCCAGAATGAAAAGATGGTATGAGGACTGTCAGGGAGCTAAAACAACTACTGGTAGTTCTAATGCCTATCTTTTAGCGGCATCAAGGGTAGTAGCTAGTTATGCGGCTGGTGATGCGTACATGTTTAAAGCTAACCATACGAATACCAGTGCTGGTAGTACATTAAATGTTGATTCGGTAGGTGCTAAAGCAATCGTAACACCCACAGGGGCAACAATAGCAGCGGGTTCTATAACGAGTGGTGGCGTCTATTTGGTAGCCTATGAAGCATCTGCTGATAAGTTTATGTTAATTGGCGGTAGTCATTCTGGTGGCGATAATCCATTTATTTATAACTCCTCACCCACATTAACGCTTGAAAACTCTACTTCAGAAGATACATCTGGCGGTAGAGAGTCCCAAGTAGTATTTAAGGGATTACAAAGTGGTTCTGAGGAATCGACGTTAGTAAAAATTACAGCATCGCACGAAGGAACATCTGACGATCAGAAAGGCCAGTTAGTTATCGGTGTAAATGATGGTAATGATA